ATCAAAGGATAGTTTAATCTTGATACTCCGTTTGCAACTGTTTCTATCAGTCCTTGTGAGTTTATTCTCGTTGCTGAACCACTACGAGTAAAGTCAAAATCCCCTACACCACTTGATGGTAGTACAGAATAAAACTTGCTTCCTTGTGCAGATGGTATTAATGCTAATTTTGGTTTTGCCATTGTTTTTAATTTTGTATGTCTTGTATTCCTATTCTATGAATTGCATCTGCTAAACATTTTACTGCTTCAACTTCTGTTGCTCTTGCTTCTTTTAATGAGATGTTATCTATTGAGCCATAAAAATCTGCTCCCCTAAATTTAAGTTTATTATTGTTTCCAACTGGATTTACATATTGAGTAAACGTACCGTTATTTGATTTTATATCTCCAAAAAATGAGCCACCACCAGACAATAAGAAATTTACTGTACCAGAAACATAATTTAAAACCTCATAAACTACTTTATAAGTTTTTCCAACTGTTAAATTTACAGATAGATTTTGAGTCAATTCTTGTGAACCTCCATTAGCACCATTACCATTTGCAACCCCATTTTCTATTGACCAAACGCTTTCAATATTCCAATCTGTATCTCCATCACTAAAATTTCCGTTAATAATTTCTTCACTACCTAACTTTGTTAAGTTAAACTGTCCTTGTATCATTTCAGTAGATGTACCTATTGAAGATGCAGTTTGGATTGTGTTACCCCACCAAGTATTATTATATATTTCGTTTGCCATCTTTCTTTTTCTTGTCTTTGTTTAAATATTTTTCTAACTTAACAACGTTCGCTTGTTTTGGTTTATATAATCCTTTCATTATAGTACCCAATTTGAAGAATTAATATCTTTATCTGGATAAACATCAGAATCACTATTGCTTGTATATTCTGGAAATTTAGTACTGTTAAAACACATATAATCAACAAACCTTCTTGTATAATATTCAGCAAAATCCCTTTGTTTTTGTACTAAAAAATCAACTTCATCTTTAGAAACTGTTTCAGCATTTTCTGAATTGTGTTTAAATACTCCACCGTTTTTAACTTGGTAAGCTGCAAATGGTAAATAATCAACCATTGCATAATGAATCAACATAGGCTGTACATAATCTGTAACAAGGGATAAATAATCCCCTGTTAAAGTATCTGCAATAATATCTGCTGATATTTTATCATATAATTTTCCACCTAAATAGTTTTGTATATGTATTTCCTGTGAAATCTTAATAAATTGTATGAATTTATCAGTATCTACATTCCCATCAAGAATACTATTCTTTACTAAATCCGTTCTACTTATGAATAATGCTGTTGCCATCTATCTTTTCTTTATAAATCCGTTATTAGGCATATCAGTTGGTCGCATAGCAACCTCTTTAGGATTTCTAATTCTGTAACCCTCTCTTTCTGATTTTCCTGTACTTATTTTATCACTTCTACCTATACTTGCTTTTCCTTCTCCAACAAATTCATAAGTTTCTCGCCTCCATTTGTGATGGCAATTACCACCGCCTTTGTAGAGCCAAATTGAATAAGTATCTGCACCTTTTAAACCCCAACCTTTATTTACTGGTTTGTTTTCCATAGCTATAATATCTTCTTTTCTATATAGCTTATTTACTCTAATCATATTTCTACAAAAAGGTCTTGTATCTTCAGAAGCATCTAAAGGAGAATATCTGTAACGAACTTTATATTGAACACCATCTATTTCTTTATCTTGCTTACTTTTTCTATTAGGTCTTGCAGTTCCACTTCTTACAAAATCATACATTTTAGAAAAAATAGATTCTTTTTGAGAATTTAATTTTTGTATTTCTAAATCTAACACATCTTCTTTTTCATAGTCTACATCCATTTCATCAATTAATTTCCAACCTTCTACATCTTCATCAGCTAAATCAATTAACTCTTTACCTACTACTTTACCATCTTTTGATAATGATAACTTAACACCAGTTTCTTCCTCTCTTGTTTCTTGATCCTGTACATTCTCTAAATCAACAAATTGTAATGGCTGTAAAGTCTTAAAATATAGGTTTAAGGCACTACCGTTAAACGCTAGTATTCTATCAAAAGCATCTATTAAAAGCTCTTGAAATGGTCTAGTAACTGTATTATCCATTAATATAGAAGCAGTTTTTAATTCATCTGCATTGTTTCCAAAACCACTGCTATCTTTTATACCTAATAAAATAGGAGAAACAACTCTGTGAGATACCATTACTTTCTTTTGAGATTCATCAGAAAGGAATTGATATTGGTTATGTGCATCTGATAATTGAACAGGGTTTATATCTGCTGCTGATTCTTTATCATCATTAAAAGCAAGTATAAATTTTCCTGCGTTTGAACTACCTTGAAACTTCTGTTGTATTTTGCTTTCTATTAAAGATTGTTTTTCTTCATCTGGTACTCCATTGTTGAAATTAATCAACATTGAAGGAGCTAAACCATTCATTATATTGTTTAAATGATAGTTTGAAATTTCTTCTTCTAATTCAGCATATTGTAAACCACCTTGATAATCTGGAGTACTGTAATAGTACATTCCAGCTTTGTAAGGTTTTACATATAATATCTCAATTGGTTGTGTATTCTTTGAAACACCAAAAGCAGGTATTCTTAAAGGTTCTTCACTTGGTTTAATATTTGCCCAATCTGGATGATAATAATACGCTTGTACTTGTTTGTCATCAGCACTACATTTTTCAGCTCTTAATGTTTCAATTGGTAAATGTTCAATTTTTACAATACTTTTTTTATCCTTTGAATAAATTACTTGAATTGCACATTGTCCTGCTAATTTTAAATCATACGCAAACCTTCTTACATCTTCTTTTTTAAATAAAGAGATCATTCTTGCGTATTGCTCTGGCTTTCTTGAACTATCAGTTGCATCTAATCCCCTTCCGTATATCATTTGAGAAATAGCATTTATAACTGCGTTATTTGTTGCGCTTCCGTTATACCTATCAATTAAAAACTGAAAGTAATTGTTGTCTGCACCAAATTCAACCCATTCTTTATTCTTAGATTCAACAATTGCTGGAGATGTGTAAGTAGATAAATTAACAAAGCTTACTTTTGAGTTGCTTGGTTTACTTACCGTTTCTTTTCTGAATTTATTTATACGTTTACTCATAATATTATAAAATCGTTATTACCACCCTTTGATTTATACTCGTCTTTATTTACTGTATAATGTTCGTTGTTAGATTGGTTTGTTGATTGTGAAGTACAAAATATTTTATCTCTGTATATTATATCAGATTCAGAGACTACACCTTGACCATTGTATATTTTTAAATCGTAAAAACGACCTTCTTTTAAATCAAAAACACTTGATAAGCTAATATAATTACCAGTTTTAACACCAGTAATCAATAAAGTATTTGTATCATTTGTACTGTCATCTCTTAATTTTAAAGTAACAGAAGTAGCATATACTCTTGGAATTACTTTTATAGTTTGTGAAGCTGATATTGGCAACAAATGTTTCATATATATATAATACAAAAACTTTGTTTTTTTATTTATTTAAAATAAAAAAAAGGAATAATCATTTAAGACTATCCCTTTTTAAAACCAAAGATGAAAAAATTCTAAGCGTTTGGATTTATTTGTGATGCATTAGTATCTGCTGCAAGATCATAAGTTGATCCAACAAAATAAGCTGGAGATGTTTCCTTTGCTTCAAGTGTTAATGAAAAAGATTGAGCATCTCCCATTGAAGCACCAGTTACGATTGAACCTCCTGTTGTTTCTGTTCCGTTTTCTAAACCAATCATAAATAAATTACCATTGTAATCTTCAACAATGACATGAGGTCTGCTAGTTGCTAAAATTTTAATTTGTTCTTGTGTTGATTTATCTAATACAAGTAAACTTAAATTCAAAGTTTGTGCATAAAATAAACTTCCGTTTTCTGTTGAACTATTAACAGTTGTTTCTAAAGAAGAAGAACCATTAATGTCGTATTTGTACCAATCTGGATTTCCACCCAAACCAGTGATCTCAGAACCAGTTATTGAAGGAGTACCTAAAGTACCATAATCAGCAAAATAAACTGCTTTTAAGCCCCCAGTTGATTTTTTACAAGGTAATGTTCTTCCATTTCCTATTGTTAAACAAGCCATATTATTATATTGTTTTAAATAAAAAAGGGATAGGCAAGAACCTACCCCAATTTTAATGATTATTAATTAAGTTATATTATAGTCCTAATCCGTAAGAAACGATATTATCTACAACAGCATACTGAACTCCAGCAGTATAACGAGCAATAAATCTTACATTTTTTGAACCATCTAAATCAGCCATATCTAAAACCTTAATTTCATTGTGATCTGACAATAAACCAGTTCCAAAGAATAAGTTTGATTTAGTTGTAGCGATTGCAGCATTATTTGCTAATCCGTTTGCAGCAACAATTTTAACACCGTTGAAGTATTGGATGTCAATATCTTGGTTTTGACCTTGTGCATTAACACCAGCAGCTCCTTGTCCGTTTGCTTGGAAACCTCCTAAAGCTGACTTATAAGCTCTTAAGATGTTTGGAGAAACATAGATAAATAAATCTTCTTTATCATAAACAGCATTTGGTATTTGTGCTTCTACCAATTCTAGTTGTGAAATTACGTTAGCAGAAGTTATTGCTTCTCCTGTAATTTTCTTTGCTCCTGTGTGTCCTGCATCAGCAGATAATAAAGTTGAGAAACCATCAAAAGTTCCTGCTCCTGCTGTTCCACTCCAGATGTCTAATTCAGTTTGCTCTGCAATTTTTTCAGCCATTAATCCGATAAAGTAATCAGAAAAATTAGATGGTAAATTGTCAAATGCAGAATATCCCATTGATACTGCTTCCCAATCTGATTGGAATGGAGTTTTACAAAGTTCTAAATTTACTTGTAATTCTTTTGGTTCGATTACTCTTTCTGTTAAAGTAACAGTTCCAGCAGATGTGAAATCACAAGATGCATTTGCAATTGCTCCTGCTAAATCTACTCTTTTTAAAACTTCTTTGTGTTTTACATTTGGTTTAACTTCGATTAAACCGTTTGAAATTGTTTTACCAGATAAAAGTGCTGCGGATACGTATTTCCCTGCAAATTCTCCTGCGTAAGTTGTTGTAATTGTTGGTTGTGGCATTTTTTTATTTATTTATTTTATTAAAAATTCTACTAATTGTTGTACTCTTTGATTTTTGAGAATAAAGATTTAATTCTTTTTTATCTGCTAAATTCTCTGGATTGTGTGAAATTCCTTCAACTTCTGAATCAGCAGATAATTCTACTACTTCTTCTTCTTTTACTTCTACTTTTGCAAGTTTAAGTTCGTTGATCTCATTTCTTAATTTTTCAATTTCAGAAAAGAATGTTTCTTCGCTAATTGATTTAACTACTTTTTTAGGAGTTGCTGGTTCAGTTGATAATTCTTCTTCTTCAACTACTTCTTCATTTGCTGGTGCTTCTTCTTTTTCTGCTTCAGCATCTTTAATTTCAGCAATAATCCCTTCTTCTGAAACTACGATAGTTTTACCATCTTCAGTTTGGTATTCTCCAACAGGCACAGCTACTCTTTCATCGTCTGCAACGACAAATATTTC